GTGTTTTCGTTAATTCCAAAACTAGGCAGTGCAGTTAATCCGGCTGTACTTCCGGCAGTGAGTTTTAGATAGTACGTTCCAGTCCAAGTTTGCCCAGATACTGCAGCAACACTCGTTCCAGATTCAAAATAGAAAGCAACATAGTTTGCCGCTGCTGCGGTTCCAAACACCCGTAGATCAACGTAATTGATACCGTTGTCGGTTCCCGTTGCAACTACTTGACGAGATAGACCAGTAGACGAAGGGTCATAAGCCCAATTCGTAGGCAACGTCCCCGGCGTTCCAGCCGCCGCACCCTGCATCGTGTTGTTGCGAATGGAATTGGTCCTCGCCTCCTCAATCAACAACCCCCGAGCCGCCAGCGTGCTGGGGTTGTAGTCGAAGCGTGGCGTGTTGATGGCTGCGCTGGTCAGCACACCAGCCGAGTTGAAAAACGTCGCAGACGATGCTCGCGTAAACGTGACGCGCGGGTCGAGCGCGTTCGTGCCGTTTACAAAATCCAGCGCGAACGAAGGCCCGGATGCGCCAAAAAACCGAGACCTGGGCCTGCTGCGCGTCAGCGGTTGCATCAGAGTCCCCGGCCCGCGATGATGTGCAACGATCCTGTACCAGACGCGGTAACGTAGGCCACGGTGTTGTCCGTGCGGCCCTTCGATAGCGACACCTGGGTGAACGGCAGCACCGGGTAATCGGCGGCGGTGGCCGTCTGGGTGCCGGTGCCGATGCGAACGTAGGCAACCACGGTCGAGGACAGGTTGGTCACGACGACGCTCTGGGAGCCGAACCCCAGCGTACTGGATGCCGAGGTGCCCGTGGGCGCGACGGTGACGCCGCTGCCGTATGACGGTTGGAAGGAATCGGTGGTGGTGGTCATGGCTTTGGGTCCTACGCTATACGGTACCAGGAGTTCGTCGCTTGCACAAACCGCATGCGGAAAAAATCCTCCGCAGCCAGCGTCGTTGGGTCACCGTACAGCGCGGCCGCGCCGTTCAGCCCCAGCGTAAACGCCGTGATCTGCTGGGTGGTGGTGATCAGCACCTCGGTGCCGTCAGGCGTGGCGGTGTTCAGCGGCAGCGTCACGGTGCCGGTGGCGAGCGTCCCGGCTGGCTGCAGCAGCATCCATTGCTGCTGCGCCACCGGCGTCGGCACTGCGATGTTGAACCCGGTTCCAGGCGTGTAGATGTTCGTCGCCAGCGTGGGCGCGGCAAACGTCTGCTGGAAGTACTGCAGCAGCGACGACACCGGCAGACGCCGCGCGTCGCCCGTGTTGGGCGCGTACACCGCGAGCTGATCGCCGGCAGAAACCTGGGCCAGCAACGGCAGTTGGTAGATCAGAGCCATATCGGTGCCTCAGTTGAGTTCCAGCACGCCATCGGGGCCGACCTGCAAAGGATCGACCGGCGGCCGGATGAACGGGTTGTCGTACACGCGCCAAGGCTTCGTGCCTGCGCCTGCCGGCATCGTACCCGGCAGTTGCTGCTGCACCGGGAACGTGGCGCGCGCCAGCAGCGTGTTGTACGCCTGCTTGGCGACCATCATGGTCTGCGGCATGATCGCCTTGCCGTAGCCTGCAGCCAGGCGCATGCCAAGGTTGGTGAAGATCGCCTCGTTGGCGCTGTCGGGCACCTCGGACTCGGCGTTGATGTCGCTGAACTGCGGGCTCGACGGCAGCGGGTAGCCCAGCCGGATGCCCTTGGCGTTCCACTCGGCCATCATGGCGTCCAGCCGGCGCAGCGCCTGCTCCAAGTCTTGCGGCTGCAGGTCGAAAACGTAGCCCGCCATGCCGATCTCGGCAAAGGCGGCTTCGATGAACTGGCGCTTGCTGTACCCCACAGGTCATCCCTTCTTCGCGGTCTTGGCAGACTCGCGGAATGCCTTGGCCGTAGGCGCACCCTTGGCCCCAGGCTTGCGCATGCGCTCACCGCTGCCGGCTTTGATGCGCTCGCGTTTGGCTGCGATATTCGCGTACAGGCCGGGTTTGGAGGCTTTCACGCTACCTACCCCTTACCCGCGCTTCATCGGGGCCTTGGAGGGCTTGCCAGCGGCCTTGGCGGCCTTCCTGGCGGTGCTCATGGCAATGGCCACGGCTTGCTTCTGGGGCTTGCCGGATTTCATCTCCTTGGAGATGTTCTCGCTGATGGACTTCTTGCCGTAGCCTTGCTTCAGGGGCATGTCAGACTCCAGATGTGAAAACGCGGACGGCAGCTTGTGACTACCGCCCGCGCTCTATTATCGCCGCAGATCAGGCGATGCGGTACACGGCAAAGGCGTTGGTCGCGGTCTTGCGCAGCCGATACCGAGCCGCAAAGCCGGCGGTGGCGGGGCCCGCCGCACCAGCAGCCTGCAGCGTCAGGCCGGTGTTGGTCGTGATCGTCAGCGCGAACGCGGCCAGCGTCTGAACCGAGAAGTCGAACGAGTCATCCACGGCAAACGACGCAGCCGCCTCGATGGCCGCAGCCGTTGGCAGCTGCACGTTGCGCCCAGCCGACGGCGTGGCGGTGATCAGGCCAGTCATCAGCTCCGCAGCCGTGATAGCCATCGACCCGCCGTCGGGAATGACGACAGGCGCGCCTTGGCGGCCGAAGTTGCTTCCGATGCTGACCACCGGAGCGGTGCCGACATCGTAAACCACCGGCAGGCCGCCGGCCTCGACAACCAGCGTAGCGCCGGCAGCAAAGGCCGACGAGGTGTAGGTGCCGTTGCTGATGGTAGCCAGAAGGTCAGTCGTGCTCGGGTAGTTGGGATACCCGACGATCTGCGAAACAGTCGCCTCGCCTTGGGTCTGGACCTGGATTCCCTGGCCAGCCGTCAGCGTGACGGTTGCGGTGCCCTGCGGGGCAATGGTGCGGAAGGACATGGTAGTGCTCTCCAGAATTGGGTTGACGAGAAAGGGGCCGAAGCCCCTATCCGTTAGGCGCCGCCAGGCTGGCTGAACAGCAGGATGCCAGACATCTCAGGCTGCTTGTTGACCACGCCAAACAGCGTGTCGAGGCGATACTTCGTCTTCATGGTGTTGACGTCGTACTGCTTCTGCATCACCAGTTCGATGCCCTGATCGGTGCTGGCACGCATCACTGCGGCACCCGCGTCAGCCGGCACGGCGTAGCGACCCGGCAGGATTTCCAGCGCGTCCTTCTGCCAGAAGCAGTTGATCGGGGCGGCGACGATGTTCAGACGGTCGATGGTGGCCGCCGCGTTGGGCGTGACGACGCAGTTCTGGTACTGCAGTTCGGCATCGCTACCGCCCTGGGCCGAGATGATCGGCGGGGTGATCACCAGCGAGGTGTTGTTGGGCGTCGCCACCACACGGAAGGTCTTCAGGTTGCCCGTGGACTGCTTCGTGATCATGTGGACCGCTTCCACGCCAGAAATCGTGATGGCGTCGCCAACCACGAAGTCGGTGCCGGCGGTGTACGCCGCAGTCGTGATCGTCTGGAAGCGGTTGTCAACGTTCGACGTTTCGCCCGTGGTCGCCACGTCGGTGGCCCGAGGCACCCAGTAGTTGTTGGCGCCGACGAGCGTGCTCATCGCGCCATCTGCACCGGCCGCCAGGCGAATGCGGTTGGCGTAGTCGAACTTGTACGTCTGGAACCCGGCCACCGTGCCCACAAAGCCACGGCGGTAGGCCTGGTCGCTGGTCTGGTTGCCGAACGAGCGAGTCGCCGCAGCCAGGTTGCCGGCCATGCCGTTGTAGTCTCGCGAGGACAGCGCCAGGTATCGGTCGAACGCTTGCACGCCCGTCTCGTTCATGATCGTGTCGCACAGGGCCACGTCGTCGTAGTCACCGGCAGCAGTCGAAGAACGAACCACCAGCGAGCCCTGGCCGGCAGCAACGGCCATGATCGCCAGGTTGATGTCGCTGGCGATCTTCTGCTTGGCGGCGTCGCCGAGACGGCCTTCCTGCAGCGCATCGCGCAGTTCCAGCGCGTCCATGATCCACGGCACGGACTTCTTGAAGCCCAGCGTGGCGGGGACGCTGAGCTGCGTCATGTTCTGGAAGTTTAGCGACTGGTCCATGCCGTCGTACGACTGGGCGATGTACGGCTGGGGACGCCAGATGATGTCGTTGGTCCGCGCCATCTCGGTGGAGTTGGTGCGGTACAGCGAGACGTTCTTGCTGAGAACCAGCGCGTCGTTGAAGCCCTCGAGAAGGTCTTCAAACGCAACGCGCTCTTCCTTGGAAAACGAGTTGGCCATTTGTGGCTCCTGAAAACGAATGAGTTACTGATGCGGCTAGGGCCGCGCCTGATACTCACCCGTCGGAGCCGGCGGTCGCTCATGTATGGTGCGCTACTGCCGATTTATGGCTGGCGAAACCCGCGCTTGCGCGAACTATACACCAGTTCGCGCAGCGTGCAAGTGCCTTAGTTCCTGCGTTGTTTTTCCCGCAGTTGCGCCCGGTATCTGGTGACCTTGGTGTAGTCGCCAGTGCGCTCAGCTTCCGCCCGCAGCCGCTCCAGATTGGAATCGACGGAGCCGCTGATCGGTGCCGTGCCGCGCACGCTGGATTCCGGCGGCGGCGGGGTCTTGCGGGGTTGGACTTTCAACTGCGCCTCCAGCTTGGCAATGGCAAACGAGAATTTCACCGGGTCGGCAATGGCCGCCAGTTCCTTGGCCTTGGCCGGGTTTTTGCCCAGCGCATAGACCACCTTGGCTGGGTCTTCGGCACCCTGCAGAATCACGCCCTGCTGGATGGTGTTCAGCGTGTCCTGCACCACAGCCTCGGCATCGTCGTAATCCGCGACACGCAGCGACTGCTTGGCGTTGGCGTAGCCCTCGAGCTTGGCCTGCCACGCCTGCATCTGCTGCTGCTCTGCGGCCCGGGCGCGGCTCTGGTACTCGTCCACCTGGCGCTTGCGGTCATACCACGCATCCAGCGCCTGCTCGTACTGCGCGCTGTTGTAGTCGTGGTCCTCGAGCTTGGGCTTCGGCGGCAGCGAAGTCGGCGCTACCTGCGGCGTTTGCGTCGTCTGCAGCTTGGCCTGCAGTTCGCGGTTCTGGCGCTGCAGTTCGCGGTGCGATTTCCGCAGGTCGCGCACCCAGTCGGGGGCTTTTTCGGGTTCCTCGGGTGGCTGTT